GCTGCTGATTGAAGCGATGAATCAGGATCTCAGTTGTAACACCTTGCTCTGCAAGACGTTGTTCAATCCAATTCAGAGGGAGTGCAAGAGCATTGCCATGTCCCTGCAGACGACGAACCATTTCAGCAACAAAGGCACTGCTCAGTGGAGGATGATTACGCGCCATATCGGCAACAATCAAAATTAGGTCGGCGGGAGCATTCTCTGCACAATCAAAAATCCGCGTTATCCACATATCTGCAAGATTTCGCTCCTGCTGGGCCTGGGTCACTTCGTTGCTCACACGACGCAGGTTTTCTATCAGCGCTAGACGCAGCATTCCTGGCAAAGCCCATATCTCCCCCAACGTCAGAGGTGTCACCTCTTGATAGGCGGAAATATAACTGGTAAGGCTGCTGGTGTCCCAGCGTCCGTCGCCATGCGCTATGGCCTCTGAGGCTAAGTCATAAATTCTGGGACATCTATGTGGATAGGCTAGTACCGGAAGACCCTTACCAAAGCTTTTCGGTAAGTGCTGGCGTACCATGCGAATCTGCTCTTCAATCAGGTAATAGTTGTCCAGCAGCCACTCACCTGCGGGCATGATACTCGTTTTTTTTCCTGCATTGAGTAGATAGCAACATCGCGTAATTATCGTTTCATTGTCAGTTAGTCGTTTAAGAAGGTAGTACGGGAGTATTTCCGGAGACAATTTGTGCGTACGAGCCAGTTTTCTTCCAAAGCGTTCCAACTGAGGGGTAGAAAACAGTTCCGAACGTAAATAGTTTTCTCCTCCCGAATCGTTGGCTGGGGCTGATATGTTTGCGCTGCCTTCGGGCAGAATACGAGAACGCTTAAACCACGCAATAGGTTTCATTTTCATTGGGTTGCTCTTTTGCTACGTTAACGCGCAGGAGCAGATGCGAAATCAGTTCAGAAACGTTCTCTCAGGATGGGCGTAAGGCATCGGGGATTTGACAACTGCTGATATTTTATTAAGTGTAGAACATCGGCTGTGAAGCTAGCGCGGAGAGATAAAAAGTGCTTTACACCCCGGACAAAGCATGGGGCTTTTTAGACGCAGTTTAGAGGAAGACTGAGTGGATTTTAATCCGCAAAAAGGGCAGGTGACGGTGGTGGTTAATACACTTCTAAACAGTTTCATTGCGTAATCGATAACAGACATGATTATTAGCCTCTCAATGAATGTATTTCACTTTATCACATTTGGCTAAAATTAAACCAATTTAATAATCACCCATTTTTTAACATAAGTGAGGTTTTTTTTCTCTTTTCTAACTCATCGCTTTCATGTCCGTTTTTGAAGCGAATGAATTCCAACCTTTTAAAATCCTTATGCTATTTTGCAACGCAAGATGAGTTTTATCTAGGTTACCGCCTGGATTGAACACTTGATTTTTTCTACAAGAAAAATCGGTTGATTCACATTCGATGTTCTGAAAGCGTTGCAAAATCCGTAAGATAAGTTTATAAATATGCTGTATATACATACAGTAATTCATTGTGGAGGGAAAAATGACAATCGAGTTAACCATTGATCGCATGAAGAAACTTCCTGATGGAGCTATACCTGCGCTAGAGTCAGAACTTGTCAAAAAACTCAGTAAACAGTTTGATGATTGCCAGCTTACGATTAAGCGTGCCGGCAATGATGGGTTGACTGTTTTCGGAGGCGACAAGAAGGAGGTCGAACATATCCTGCAGGAGACCTGGAAAAGCGCGGACGAGTGGTTTTATTAATCGCGTGAATTTCACTGGAGCAGTTTCAAAGAGTATCGCTGTTTGCGTTCCCCTGGCTGTTCCCGATTACTGTTTACCGCGTCAATAAGTCGCTCTGGGGGAAATAGTGTGTAGTGCAGGTGCCTTTAATGCAGATGATCAATGGTACGACGTGGTCAGAAGGGCCGATAAAGCAGTTATCTATAGCTTCCCGGCGGAAGGGAGATATCTGGTTTATCGAGTAAATGGAATAGTTTCATTACGACCGTTACTTGAGGATGAAGAGATCTTCACTCTTAACGGGTTCATGCAATTTGCAAAACGGCTGGGGTACCGAGTTACACCACCGTCTGATATTATTCTTTCATAGGCCTGAACACCCTATACCTGATGCGCCACGGAGAGAGCCATGGCGCTAGAATTACAACTTATCAAACACCACTCAGGAATACTGATCCCGGCTACGCCCGAGACCAGCGATATTCTGCAATCCAAAACCCGGCTCGGCGATGTTCTTGTTGCCGAGTTCAGGCGGGTACGTAACCCGGCATTCCATCGGCGCTTTTTCGCGCTTCTCAATCTCGGGTTTGAATACTGGGAACCTACCGGTGGGGCTATTTCTAGCAACGAGCGGAAGCTGATCACCGGCTACGCCAAGTTCCTCGCTACTTATGGTGGGAATGAGGGGTCGCTGATCGATGCTGCTGAGCAGTATCTTGAGCAGGTTGCTTACCGGCGAGTCACGAATGGCATTAGGCTGTGCAAGTCCTTCGATGCTTACTGCTCCTGGGTGATCGTCGAAGCAGGGCACGTTGATGCCATTCAGCTGCCAGACGGAACACTCAAAAAGCATCCTCGTAGCATCTCATTCGCTAACATGTACGAACTCGAATTTCAGCAGCTCTATAAAGCTGCGCTCGATGTCCTCTGGCGCTGGGTCCTGTCCCGTTCATTCCGCAGTCGTGATGAGGCCGAAAACGTCGCCGCTCAACTGCTTGACTTTGCGGGGTGATGGGGATGAAACATTCTTGGTTCCACCACACCGATTGCAGCACCGAACAGGCCGACGAACTGATTAAGCGTTACAAAGCGCGCGGCGTCCGTGTTGAGCGTAGCCTTAACCCGGATTACGTGACATGGACTGTCAGTGCATTCTTGCCGACCTCAAATACACCAGCGCGCCCGGACAGCCGCTGGCGAAACCGGATGTGGGGGTGAGCGTGAAGACATATCAAATCACTTTGCCCTGGCCGCCGAGCAATAACCGGTATTACCGGCACAACCGCGGGCGCACGCACATTAGCGCTGATGGTGTCGCGTACCGCTATGCAGTCGCCAGCGTCATTCGAAGCGCCCGGCTTAATATCCGCACGGCCGCACCACTCAAAATCCGTATCGATTGTCACATGCCCGACCGCCGGCGCCGTGATCTGGATAACCTGCAGAAAGCTGCATTTGACGCTTTGACCAAGGCGGGATTCTGGCTGGATGACAGCCAGGTAATCGATTATCGCGTTGTGAAAATGCCTGTCATTAGGGGCGGGAAATTAGAACTCACCATTACCGAGCTGGAGACCGTATGAATCTTGAAAACACCCTCAAATATCACTTCGCCAAATCGACAATGATTAGCGATTCTCCGCGTGCAACGGCGTCAAACTCATTAACCGGAACGGATATCATGGCCGCTATGGGCATGACGCAGGAACGGGCAGCTCTGGGATACAGCGCTTTTCTCGGGAAGATGGGTATCAGCAACAATGACCGGGAGAGGGCGATTGAGTTGCTGGCTCAGTATGCGCTGACCAAGTGCGATCGGGTGGCTGCCCTGCGCAAACTGGATGCTAGGGTTAAGCCATTAGTGATGCACCAGCTGGCCACCTTCGCGTTTGAGGACTATTCCCGCAGCGCCGCCAGCGTGAAGCAGTGCGATGGCTGCAACGGGGAAGGGTTTATCGACGCTGAGGTTTTCAGCATGAAGTCTCACACTCCGGCAAGAGAGAAGAGGTTCGTGAAGTTGTCTTTGCAAATGGGCGTCGAAGATATTCGTCCTTCCGACTATGAGGTGCACAGGCAGGTTAGGGAAGTCACTCGAGTTCTATGTCCACAGTGTAAGGGTAAGAGGGTCGTTAGTTGTGCCTGTAATGACTGTCATGGACGCGGGAAAGCCATTAATCAGGCTCTTACAAAACAGCAGGGCGTTCCGGTTCTGGCTGATTGCAAACGCTGCAGCGGGCGGGGGTATGAAAGAATTCCATCAACTGAGGCTTACGCCGCGGTGTGTCAGATAACGGATGCAATCAGCCTCGATACTTGGAAAAAGTCTGTTAAGCCATTTTACGATCAGCTAATCACCAAGTTTGATATCGAAGAGGCTTGGGCTGATGTGCAGCTTAAGCAGATAACAAAATAGGGCATTATTTTATCGTGAGCTATTTACTTTTCTCGAATCTGTGGTAGTTTTCCTCTAACGATGGGTTATTGCCTTCGTTTAAAGCCCCGCGGTTAACCCCGTGGGGCTTTTTAAATTTCTATGTCTATACTGTGAGTGTTGCGAATCCCCCTCTGCGGTGGGGCGTTCCAGTAGTTACCTGAAAAGGAAACCTCTCAGACGCGGGAATGTTTACTGGAGTCATTCTCACCGGGAGGCACCCGGCGCAACAAATCATCTTCTTTCCTGATGAAAACTGAGCCAAACATTTTTCAAAGCTGCCTATCGGCGGCTTTTTTTGTTATCCCTCGTTTTAAGAGTGCCCATAGCAATGACGTATTGACCATGCGAATGAATTCATCGTAATTTATTCACGTGGTGAATCCTTTCTATGCGAAAGGGCGTACCAGTCAACTGCTGTCTGCATGTATGCGCGCGTCTTTGCTGACTGGGGTAGAGTCACCGGGAGGCACCCGGCACCATGAAAACAACAACACAAGTTTCAAATTCCTTGAGAGCCTGCCATAAAACGCAGGCCTTTTTTTATGACTTGGAAAACTACTGCTACGCTTTAAGTCGTGAGAAGTTACTGAATGCTCGTTGGTTCTCCTGAACCTTATGTGAATCAGCCGATACAGCTTCACTACTGAGTCATTGGTTTCACTCACACCTACCTTACAAATAGTCAACTGATTGGCCCGCTTCAAAAGAGCGGGCTTTTTTTATCTATCCACTCAAATTTTCTGAATGGAGGAGTCAGAGCAAGAGGGGGCTAAATGTCTGAGCATGTGTCTGGTACTAATGTGGTGGCAGGTAGATATTTGATAGCTAGCTCAGTGCACTAAAAAGTGCGGAGAACGACATCAATCTTCTCCGCATTAATAATGCCAGTGCTACCCGCTTGTATCTCTTATATCCCTATGAGGATAAGTTTTTAACTTAACGCAAATGATAACATTTAAAAACTATGTGAATAGTTAATTGTTTTAAAGCTTTAAATAGTTCTTCTTAAGGATTATTTAATTTTTTGCATTCCTCAGAAGAAGGAAGCTCCAGCAGGTTTTAACCCTCACAAGGCTGCCGTTTGGCGGCCTTTTTTATTTCTTGCAATAGCACCCGCACAAAGCGAGGTGAGAGACCATGAAAATGAATGATTCAGGGAACATCTTCACGCAGTTTTTCGCGTGGGTAGCAGCTCTGGCGTCAGCAATTGGATTTACCACTCAGGATCTGGTGTTCATGTTCTTTGGCGCTGCTGGTCTGCTTATCTCGCTTGCCTCCTACATTAACGGGCGAGTGGATGCAAACCGTAGGCGTAGAGAGGATGAGATTCGAACAAAAATGGTCAATGACTACCTGAAAGGCGTTGGTGATAAACCCCTTCACGAGCGTCCTGCTGCTGCAAGCGTGGTCGTTGAGGCATTACAAAAGGAAGGTGAGTGATGGGATCCAGAGCAAAGCTGAGTACTGCAGTTCTGGGGCTGGTACTGGCTGGTGCTCCTGCATCCGTAATTCTCGATCAGTTTCTGAATGAGAAAGAGGGTAACAGCCTCACGGCCTACAAAGATGGTGGCGGTATTTGGACTATTTGCCGCGGCGCAACGATGGTTGATGGTAAACCGGTTGTGCAGGGCATGAAATTGACACAGGCCAAATGCAATCAGGTGAATGCTATCGAACGCAACAAGGCTCTGGCATGGGTTGACCGCAATATTTCGGTACCGCTTACCGAACCGCAGAAAGCTGGGATCGCATCTTTCTGTCCGTACAACATCGGGCCGGGTAAGTGTTTCCCGTCAACGTTCTATAAGCGCATCAATGCCGGTGACCGTCCCGGGGCATGCGAGGCAATTCGCTGGTGGATTAGAGACGCTGGCCGCGACTGCCGCCTGACTAAAGGCCAGAAGAACGGCTGCTACGGTCAGGTAGAACGGCGAGACCAGGAAAGTGCTTTGGCGTGCTGGGGGATAGACCAGTGAACTTTAATCTTTTACCAATCGCGGTTGTGGTTATTGCTGGTCTCTCAGTCGCACTCGTCAAAAGTTGCTCAGATGCCAACGGCCTGCAGAGTGATAATGAGGTTCTTCGCAGTGACAATGCTCTTCAGGAGCAGATAATCGCCACCCAAGCATTCAACTTCAATCGGTTCAATAAGGTGGCGGAACAAACCAACAGGCTGAATTCCCTAATCGACACCAGCACCGAAGAAACCGTAATCGAATACCGGGAGATTCTCCGCCGTGAAAAAACCTGTGATCTGCCTATTCCTGCTGACATTGCTGGTGGGTTGCTCGAATACGCGCACCGTTTACGTGCCAGCGCCTTGCGTACCGATACCAACAGACCTGACGCAGCCGATGATAGTACCGCTGCCGCCGGCTCAATAACATATTGCCAGGCCGTGCTCTGGATTAAGCCGCTGCTGGCAGTGATTGAGAAGGGCAACAATAAACTGGCTGGTATAAGGCAGATAGAGCTGGAAAGGAAAAACTAGGGATGGCTCATCCTTGAGCACACGGGTATTTCTGAACGACGGCTTTACCTGACATAGCAAAGCACCTTTAAAATGTAGAAAAGACTCGATATTTAACAAGCGAAGCGCAGCAATTTAAAAAAATGCCCTCACATGGAGGGCTACCAGAGTCTCAGTTTCACTTGCTCTTTTTATGGATGTTTCCCTGGAGTTGGCAAACTCCTCATCAGAGTCTTGAATAGTCTGGCAAGCAGTCCGTAATCAACAAGCATAAGCGGTAGCTATTAGGATGATTCTGAGTTAATCACTTGGGATAGGCAGTAATATGGAATCCTCTAGCTAACTGTAGGGCTGACATAGTAGCCGCTAAGGTATAGAGTTGAGATGTCTTTATGGAATGAGGATTAATATGAAAGGTAAAGTGTATATCGCTGCTATGGCTTTTGTATCTTTCAGTGCTCTTGCCGACGAGGGGCAGTATCTTTCTGATTTCGCCAGTGCAAAAAGCACGTCTAAAAGCTACTCCCAGCTGATTAATAAAAACAAATTACCTGCATGGGTAAAAAGTGGTGGCACGAGCACGCCATCAACCGAAGTAACAGTTGCGGGCAAAAAGTATATTGCGCTGTCAGGGTGTAAACCACACAGTTGTCCAGAACAGAATATTGCTGTTCTCTACTCACCTGATAGCGGTGATATTCATGGTGTGTTTTCTGATTTCAATGCGGAAAAGAATCGTGAGACATTGACCTGGTTAAACCTAGATCCGATTGATTCTGATGCGATGAAAAATGCGCTTTTCAGTCGGCTGTACGGCAATTAAATAACCAAGCTTCAAACTGTAATCCACCAGTTTGAAGCTTCAAAACACAAATCAATCGCCACTCAGTGTGTTGGTCGCTCACATCGCGCCCTCGTTTCGCTTAACTTTAGCGATGAATTCCTCTGTGATTGATAGACCCGCTATGATTTCCGAATTTAAGACAGAAGCACCAAATTTGCTTACGAGGTCCAGAATAGTTTCATATGTCTGGATGAGTTCCATTAAATCGGAAATCACTAATTGGTCATGCTCAGTGCGAAAATGAGATTTGGCAGAGGTTTGATGCACTATCCACTCGAGATTGGCCTTGATTTTCTGTACGTCATCGTAGTTATACATATTTCATAAGCTTAAATCCTCATTTCAAGATTTCTTTGAGAAAAATACTTCATTGCTTCAAATACTGAAGCTGTGAGTAACGTCTAAAGTTCATTCAGTTTAGAGGTAACAATGTCTAAGCCGGACTGGGGCGAGCTGCAGAAGCGGTTCCTGTCTGATCACGCTGCTACTGGCATATCCCCTAAGGAATGGTGCGAGGCACATAATCTTAATTATGTAACTGCTCGCCGCTATATCAAGAAAGCTGCTGCGCAAAATACAAAAATTTACGCGCAAAAGATAGCGCGTACTGCGCAGAAAGATAAAAGCGCAGAAGAGCTGGTGAACATAAAGCTCAGTGCGAAGGTAAAGCGCTTTATTGCTGAATACCTGAAGGACAATAACGCCACAGCCGCCGCTGCACGTGCTGGTTATAGTGACCCAAACTACGGTCGTCAGCTTATAGCGAATCCTAACGTTGCGCAGGCAATTGCGCAGCAGCAAAAAGCCTCCATTGTTCGCACGCTTGGCAGTGCCGATGAAGTCCTTGCGCAGATGTGGCAGCTCGCCACCTTCGATGCAAACCAGCTCTCACAATATCGTCGCGGCGCGTGTCGATACTGCTGGGGGTTCAGTCACCACTACCAGTGGCGTGATGCCGTGGAGTTTGAGGAGAAAAGACTCGAGGCTGTTGAGCTTGACAGACGTGAACCCGAAGATTCCGGCGGTTACGGTTACGACCACAACCGTAAGCCTAACCCTGAATGCCCGCGCTGCAATGGTGACGGCATCGGCCAGCCTTACTTCCCTGATACCCGCAAACTCCCTCCAGTCTCACGGCTCGCTTACTCCGGCGTGAAGGTCGGCAAAAATGGCGTCGAAATCACAGCGATAAGTCGCGAACGGATGTTCGAAGCGGTAATGAAGCGCCTTGGCCTAGCTGATAGCGAGTTCGCGCAGCGCCTGCAGCAGATTGAAATCGAGCGCCGGCAGTTGGAGGTAGAAAAGCTTCGTAAAGAGTTGGCCGGTGATGGTGAGGACGATGTACCAACCCCAGTGCAGATCAATATCAACGTAGTGGATGCGAGGGCAGACGATGGGGATCAGCCCGACACTTAACATTCCTCAGGCGCGCTTCCTCGCGATGCAGCACAAATTCAAAGCCTACGTTGCTGGGTTCGGTTCCGGTAAGACGTGGGTGGGTTGTGGGGGCATCTGCAAAGGGATGTGGGAGCATCCTAAAATCAACCAGGGTTATTTCGCGCCGACGTACCCGCAGATTCGTGACATCTTCTACCCGACGATAGAGGAGGTGGCCTTTGACTGGGGGCTGAGCGTCAAAATCAACGAGGGGAACAAAGAGGTTCACTTCTACGAGGGGCGGCGCTACCGCGGGACAACCATCTGCCGCTCGATGGAGAAGCCCGGCTCGATAGTCGGCTTCAAAATTGGTAATGCGATGGTGGATGAGCTGGACGTTATGGCGGCTGCCAAAGCGCAGCAGGCCTGGCGAAAAATCATCGCTCGTATGCGTTACAAGGTTGATGGGCTACGTAATGGCATTGATGTAACGACTACGCCAGAAGGGTTCAAGTTCGTCTACCAGCAGTTCGTGAAGGCGGTGCGTGAAAAGCCAGAGCTTGCGGCGCTGTATGGACTGATTCAGGCCAGCACGTTCGACAATGCGAAGAATCTACCGCCTGATTACATCCCGTCGCTGCTGAGTTCTTACCCAGACGAACTGATTCAGGCATACCTGCGAGGGAAGTTCACCAACCTTAACAGCGGGACCATTTACCACACCTTCAACCGCAAGCTGAATAACTGTTCTGACGAGATTCAGGACGGGGATCCGCTATTTATTGGTATGGACTTCAACGTAGGGAAAATGGCCGCGATTGTTCACGTAAAGCGTAATGGCCTGCCGCGTGCGGTTCGTGAACTCGTGAAGGTCTACGATACTCCGGCGATGATTAAGCGCATCCAGGAAGAGTTCTGGCGCTACGAGGATGGACGCTACGTGAAGAGCCGGGAGATTTACATCTATCCGGATGCCTCTGGTGACTCACGCAAATCGCAGAACGCCAGCAAGACCGATATTGCTCAGCTAAACGATGCCGGATTCAGCGTCATTGTTGATGATGCCAACCCGCCGGTTAAGGACCGTATCAACTCGATGAACGCCATGTTCTGTAACGCCAACGGTGAACGCCGCTATCTGGTTAACGTTCAGAACTGCCCGGTTTACACAGAAAGCCTCGAGCAGCAAATCTGGGCGGCGAACGGCGAGCCGGATAAATCAGCAGATAACGATCACCCCAATGATGCTGGTGGGTACTTCATCGTGAAGGATTACCCGATCGTGAAACCGGCATACTCAATCACCATGGACACCACTTTCTGATATGGCAAACGACGACATCACCTGGGTTCGACCAGAACACCGGGCGGCTTCTGCTGCCTGGCGGAAATACAGGGACTTTTGCAAAGGAGCTGAGGCCGTAAAGGCAGCGGGTAATAAGTACCTGCCTTATCTCGACCCAACTGATAAATCCACTCGCAATCGCAAGCGCAATGAGGACTATCTGAGCCGCGCGGTGTTCTATGCCATTGCCGGTAATACGAAAATCGGCATGCTTGGAATGGCGTATCGCAAGGCCCCCACGTTTAACGGCCCTGAAAAGCTCAATTACCTGTTGGACAATGCTGACGGTGCCGGCACCAGTATTTATCAGCAGTCGCAACTGGTGGCCGAGAACGTGCTGGAAGTTGCGCGAGAGGGGCTTTATGTCGATTACGCAGAAGCCTCCGATGAGGCGATCATCCTCCGCTATCCGGCAGAGAACATTATCAACTGGCGAACAAAGCGAATTAACGGGCGCGATCAGCTGGTGCTGGTGGTACTGCGTGAATGCGTAGAAGAGCCGGATGGTTACGCTTATAAGGATGAAATCCAGTACCGCGAACTGGCGCTGGAAGAAGGCCGGTTCATCTGCCGGGTGTGGCGCCGGGCTGGTGGCACCGCGAGCGGAACCTACACTGTTGATAGTGAGTACCATCCAAAGCCGAAAGGAAAGGACTACTGGGACGAAATCCCGTTCACCTTTGTCGGTGCCCAAAACAATGATCCTACTATCGATGATTCGCCTCTGGCCGCGCTGGTGGAAATAAACCACGGACATTACCGCAACAGTGCTGACTATGAAGACAGCGTGTGGTTCTGTGGCCAGGTACAGCCGTATATGACCGGGCTTGATACCAACTGGCGCGATCACCTCGAGAAGAAGGGCGTGAAAATTGGTTCCCGATCACCGCTTTTACTTCCCAAGGAGGGCTCGTTTGGTTATGCCCAGGCGCAGCCGAACATGCTTGCTAAAGAGGCCATGGACAGCAAGCGCGATTACATGGTGCAACTTGGCGCCCGGCTGATTGAGCAGAACGCCACGGCGAAGACGGCAACCCAAGCGAGCGGTGAGCAAACATCCTCAACATCGGTGCTCGGTATCTGCGTTTCAAACGTTTCTGAAGCCTATACGCTGGCGCTTGGCTGGTGTGCGAAATACCTCGGCATCAAGGGCGAAACGACGAGTTACACCATCAATCAGGAATTCATTGCGAAGGTTGCTGAGTCGGGCATGGTGACGGCGATCGTCAACGCCTGGCAGTCCGGTGCGCTGCGCGATAGCGATATGATTCGCGCGCTGCAGAAGCTCGATCTCATTGACCCGGCAGACAGCCCGGACGAGGTTATTGATGCGCTTCGCAATCAGGCACCCACGTTGACCGGAGGCTGATATGGCCACCATTAACGAAAGCCTGCGCGATGAGTCGATCGCACATTCCGTCTGGTTAAGTCGCTACGCCACTGGTGTGGCAAACCGGATGGTGAAGTTGCTTAACGAGACGGACGCGGATCTGTCAGCCCGCCTGCTCGATGCGCTGGACAGATTGCCTCCTGAGAGCTTCACCGTTAATCGTCTGGAGAGTTTACTGGGCAGCGTGCGCGAACTTAACCATCAAGCCGTAGCGTCCATGCAGGCAGGGCTCGAAAATGAGCTGGTGGCACTGGCAAAGAACGAAGCCAGTTATCAGCTGAGCCTGTTCGACTCCCTTCTGCCATCACAGGTCCTGTCTCACTATCCGCTGCAGGGCATTACAGCCGATATGGTGTATGCCGCGGCGATGGCGCAGCCCTTTCAGGGGCGGCTGCTGAGTGAGTGGGCGGATAATCTGGAATCGGACAGGCTGGCGCGTATCGTGAACGCCGTCCGCAGGGGTTATCTTGCCGGCGACACGGTTGAAACTATAGCCCGCAATGTTCGTGGCCACGCCAACAAAGACTATCGCGACGGCGCGCTGCAGATGAGCAGGGCAAACGCCGCCAGCATCGCTAAAACAGCCGTTAATCATCTGGCTGCCACTGCACGCAACTGCTTCACCAGCGCCAACAGCGATATCGTGAAAGGTAAGCAGTGGCTGTCTACGCTGGACAATAAAACCAGCCACGACTGCATTATTCGTGACCTGCTGCGTTACACCCTGGATAACAAACCGGTCGGGCATAAGGTGCCTTACCTACAGGGACCCGGGAAGATTCATTTCTGCTGCCGTTCTACTGAAACCCTGATTCTCAAGTCATGGCGAGAACTTGACATCGATATCGACGAAATGGACGAAGGCACTCGTGCCAGCATGGATGGACAGGTACCAGCTAAAACCACGTATCTGGAATGGCTCGCGCGTCAGCCAGCACAACGCCAGGATCAGGTTCTGGGTGCCGAGCGTGGCCGTTTGTTCCGCGCGGGTGAAATCAACCTGGCTGATATGTTTACTGACAAAGGCGAATGGATCAGCCTGGAACGTCTGAAGAAGCTCTCAGGCACAGACAACTAACAACCACATCTTACTTCACGCCCTGGCATCTGCCGGGGCTTTTTTATGGGCGAGGCCCGGCAAAATCCCTAGGGGAAAATATGTTAATTCGAAACATGCTTCAGAAATTCTATGCACCAGAAAGCGGCGGCGAGGGCAGCGGTGGCGGTGGTATCGAAATCACCCCTGAAATCCAGAAGCTTATTGATGAGCGTGTGACCAGCGAAGTCACTGGCTTGAAATCAAAAAACTCAGAACTGCTGGGCACCATCAAGCAACAAAAAGAAAACCTGTCTCGCTTTGATGGTATCGATCCTGATGCAGTGCGCGGGATCCTCCAGCGTTTTTCCGACGACGAAGAGGCAAAGCTGATTGCCGCCGGAAAAATCGATGAGGTGCTCGACAAGCGCACCGAGCGTCTGCGTGCTGACGTTGATAAGCAGATTAAAGCCGCAAATGAACGCGCAGACAAAGCCGAAGCGTTCTCCAACAAATTCCGGGATCGAGTTCTGGGGGATGCAATCCGTGCAGCAGCGTCCAAAGCTGGCGCGCTGCAGGAAGCATCTGACGATCTGATTCTGCGTGCCAAAGGCACATTCCAGCTCAACGACGAAGGCGAGGCCGTAGCAGTTGATGCAAATGGTGATGTTCTGTTCGGTAAAGACGGCAAAACTCCACTAAGCCCGCTTGAGTGGGCGGAGTCTCTTAAGGAGACGGCTCCACATCTGTTCCCACGCGCTGAAGGTACTGGCGCGGGCGGGCACAAGCCAAACGGCGGTGGCAGCCTGAAACGTTCCGAAATGAGCGCCAGCGACAAAGCGGACTACATCCGCAAGCATGGCCAGCAGGCCTTCCTCAAACTTCCGAAATAAGGGATTAACCCATGTCTACCACTGTTAATAGTGACCTGATTATTTATGACGATCTGGCGCAGACCGCTTTCCTCGAGCGCCGCCAGGACAACCTGGCAATTTTCAACACGTCCTCCAACGGTGCGATCCTGCTGGATAACGAGCTGATTGAAGGCGATTTCCGCAAGCGAGCTTTCTACAAAGTGGGCGGCTCAATCGAATCGCGTGACGTTAACTCCACCGAAAAGGTGACGGGTAAGAAGATTGGCGCCGGTGAAGCCGTATCCGTCAAAGCGCCGTGGAAATACGGTCCATACGAAACTACCGAAGAAGCGTTCAAACGCCGCGGCCGCTCGGTTGACGAGTTCTCCGAAGTGATCGGCACTGATGTGGCTGACGCTACGCTGGAAGGCTACGTGAAATATGGCCTGAAGGCGCTAACGGCAGCAATTGGCGCCAACGCGGATATGGTGGTCACCGCCGATATCGAAACAGACGGCAAGAAGACCCTGACACGCGGCCTGCGTAAGTACGGCGACAAGTTCAACCGTGTCGTGCTCTTCGTTATGCACTCCGCCACTTACTTCGACATCGTGGATGAGGCGATCGCCAACAAAATCTACGAAGAAGCAGGCGTGGTGGTCTACGGTGGCCAGCCAGGTACGCTGGGTAAACCTGTGCTGGTGACCGACACCATGGACGCGGATGCGATTCTCGGGCTGGTGACCGGGGCGGTGACTGTTACTGAGTCTCAGGCTCCGGGGTTCCGTTCCTACGACATCAACGATCAGGAAAACCTGGCGATCGGGTACCGTGCTGAAGGCGTGGTGAATGTCGACCTGCTGGGCTACAGCTGGGATACCTCCAAAGGTGATAACCCGGACCTGACCAAAATCGGCACTGCAGGTAACTGGAAGAAGCACTTCACCAGTAACAAATCCACGGCTGGCGTGCTGATTAAGCTGGGATCCGCAGCGGGGGAGTAACGCTGTCAGCGGATAAAACCTCCGCAACCGCTGACAGCACCGATGCGGTCACCATTTCTCTGAAGTACATGCTAAACGGCGCAGGTGTTTCCGGCAAAACCGTTGTCTGGAGTTCAACGGGCGGCGCGCTTAGCACGGCCAGTTCTCAGACCGGCTCTGCTGGTGGGGCGACGGTCAAACTTACCTCTGATACGGCAGGTACTTTCACAGTCACTGGTACTGTTGATGGTATTGCTAACTCGAGTCAGCAAATCACCTTCACCGCACCTGCTGCAGGCTAACCGATGGGGCGTAAGCCCCATTCACCGGATGCTCAGATGATTAATACTGATATCACCGCCGCTGACGTTAACAGTTACGCCAGCGAAGATGAACTGGCGTCATTTGCCGCGCTGAGAGGGATTGAGCTGCCTGAAACGCTCGCACCGTTACTGATTAAGGCGATGGACTACCTGGAAGGGCTTGATTGGGTAGGTTCCAAAGCAAACCCTCGACAGCCGCTGGCATGGCCACGCGTGAATGTCGTTCTGGATGAACATGATTTCCCACCGGATGAAGTACCACGGCAGGTTATAACCGCGCAGTGCATGCTGGCGGTAGAGGCAATCGACGGCGATTTACTCTCCAGCGTACGCGAAGCCGCTGTGAAAACCGAACGTGTCGAAGGCGCCGTAACCATGACTTATGCGGTTGCCGACGGTGAGGTGTTTACGCCAACTTACCCGGCGGTAATGGCTATTCTTGGCGACCTGGCTGGTGGGCGTGGTTATGCAATCAATGCTTTCGCGGAGCGCGCGTAATGGCCATAAACTATCAGCGAATGCAGGCGACAACGACTCGTATGCTCAAGCAGAACGGCATTGAATACAACGTCACGCGTAAGGGCACGTTAATCGTCATCGGTGGTGTGGAGCATCGTTCCGAGGATATCCAATTCACCGCCACAGGAGTTAAGACGGATTACGCGCCAGGCGAAATTGATGGAACCGTTATTGAAAACGGCGATATTCGGATTGTCTTTACCGCTGAGAAGGAAATTAAAACCGGCGATCTGATCGTCGTGGACGGCGTAAGCCACCGCGTAGTTAAACCTAACCCCGTGAAACCGGGGGCTGTGGTGCTCTGCTACAAATCTCAGTTGAGGACATAGCATGAGCGATAATAAGGCGTTCACGGCTGCCATCACCACGTTCGTGGACAAAGCCAAATCGAATCAGGAAGCGGTCGTACGGGCTGTCGGCATTCGGATCCTTAATCAACTGGTGATGATGTCACCTGTCGGCAACCCGGAACTCTGGGGCATCAACCAGACGGCAGCATCTTACAATCAGGCGGTATACGACCATAACGAAGCGCAAAAATCGGACCCTGCCAACCTGACTAAAACCGGACGGCTTAAGAAGAAAGCTCGACTGGTGGATGGGATGGATATCAAAGCGCCACCCGGATATACCGGTGGACGGTTTCGGGGCAACTGGCAGTTGTCTTTTGATGCACCGACCACAGATGAAACGGGCCGTATAGATAAAACCGGAAATCTGACAAAAGCCGCAGGGAATTACACGCTGTCTCTGTTCAAAGTCGGGATGAAGGCTATTTATTTCTGCAACAACGTCCCTTACGCGTATCGACTGGAGATGGGGCACTCTTCCCAGGCTCCGGGAGGGATGGTACGCATCACTGCTGCTGAGTTTCAGCGCTTTTTTGAGGAAGCAGTAAGGGAGGTGACTAAATGATTCCCGATATCGCGGCGGCGCTGGCCGCCAGGCTCGGCGAGTGGGCTGATGCTGAAGGGATCCCAGTTGCCTGGGAAAACGTGCCTTTCACACCGCCATCTGATGGGCTCTATCTTGCTGTCCATGACATGCCCGCCACGCCGCGTACGGTAGACCTTGGATTGCGCTGCCGCATTTATTCAGGTGTATACCAGATTAATGTTGTGGCCCCAGCAGGCACTGGCCGTACCGATGTAGTGGCTCTGGCTGACTGCGTGGCTGAATTGTTCCCCGAGGGGCAGGAGATTGAAGGCAGGGGTTTTACATGCTGGATAGATCAAACGCCTGGTGTTTTCCGCGGTATCACTACATCTGTCTCTTATACCGTTCCCGTTAGTCTCAATTATCGAGCCGATATCTCCAGCTAATCCTCACAACCTTCTAAACCTGACCGGCTCTTTGCCGGTTTTCCCGTTTCTAAAGGAGTAACCAATATGGGCTTTGCATTGCCTAACGGCGCTCACGTCTATCTGGCATCGGGTTATGGCCCAGCCATTCCTTTCACCGGGGCGACAAACGCCGAAAACATGGTGATCACCGTGAGTGAAGCTGATGCACTCAAGGTGGGTGATATTGTTCATGTGAACTGCAACTGGTCCGGTGTTGATAACGTCATTGCAAAAATTGATGCGATTGCCGAAAGCGCCGTAACTCTTCGCAACATCAATACCACCAACAAAAACAAATATGCCGCTGGTGGCGGTACCGGTTCGATCCGCAAGGTGCTTGAATGGACCGAGCTGCCGCAAATTACTGAGGTGTCGAAATCTGGTGGCGATCAGAACACCACACAGATTCAGTTCCTGAGCGACGACCGCCAGCGAAACCTGAACACCTATAAGTCTGCAGTCTCCCAGACCTACTCGATCGCGCATGACTCCACTCTCCCCGTATATCCGCTGCTTCGCCAGTTGGATGAAGACGAAGAAACGGTTGCGGCTTACATGTACGTGCCGAAGGCGAAGGAAAACCGTTACTGGGCGGCCACGGCGTCCTTTGACGATACGCCGACTACTGCGGTTAACGAGGTAGAGACAGTGAGTGTGGTGCTGAACCTGCAGTCACCGGCGATGACGTTCTACAAGGTGACTGACGCTGCAGCCTGACCCGTCAGCGCTCTCACTATTCCATGCCTCCCATAACGGAGGCTTTTTTTTTCGTTAAGAGGTATCGATGGCGACCAAATTCACCCTTCAGCCCAAACCTACATTCAAGGCCAATGTCTCGATCCCCCGAGCCGGCGATGAGGATGGCGTGCTGACGTTCACGTTTAATCA